TGGGATCTCGACGGGGACGGCGACCTGTGGCTCACGTTCGCAGTCGATGGGATCGGAGAGGTGTTGCACGACGCGATGTGGCTTCCCTGCGACGCCGAAGACCTCCTGGCCGAGGCGCGAACGGAGGCAGCGCTCGCCATGGCGCCGCACTACGTCGCGCCTGCGCCCAAGCCCGAGAACCGCGACGCAGCGCTGCGGCGTTTTGCTGACGAGATGCGCGCGGCGAAGGCGGCGGACCGGGGGGCGGCGTGATGGGGGTGAACCACCTGTTCATGGTCACCCTTCGCGGGAAGCACTCGGGCGCCAAGGCGCTCGTGAGGGCGTCCAGTGCCCAGGAGGCAATCCGTATCGCTGCCCCACGCGTCACGGTGCCCCAAATGAAGAGGCACGGCATCGAAGCATGGGCAGACAAGATCAAGGATGCGCCGCGTGGGCGGCTGTGGGCAGAGGAGGAGGCGCATAGCGATGACTGACGCTGGAACGCGAGCGACCAGGAAGTTCACCCCGTCGAGCGACCAAGACCTGCGGTTCTACTACGACGAGTGCGCCGGCACGATCGGCCTCGCGTCGTCGTTCGATGCCCTCGTCGGCCTTGCGCTGGCGGGCATCCCCGACGGCGGCACGATCGCCCAGCCGACGAAGGCGCGCATGTCGCGCTGGACCAACTGGGAGACCCCGGCGGAGCGTCAGGCCCGCGTCGCTGAGGTGCTCGCGCACATGGACCTGGCCAGCGTGCGGATCCTCGCCGCCGCGTACCTGCCCGGTCGACACCAGAACACCAGCGCGCGCCGACGCAGCTACAAGCAGCCGCCCATGGCCGCCTTCGGCTCCGGCGCCGGCGTCCACGTCGAGCACGGCAAGCTCGAGGTCGACGGCGCCGAGCAGGGGCCGGGGCAGGAGCACGTCGACCCCGTGCTGGACCTCCTGACCCCGCTGGAGGCCGAGTTCAAGGACCTGGCCGTCGTGGTCCGGCTCATCGCGCACGAGGGCGCCGTGCTCGCCCTGGCGAAGGCGCGGAGCGCTCCCGACGCCGACCCGGCGGACAAGCGTGCGTGGGCGGCGGCGCAGAAGGCTGCGAAGGCCGCTCGGCAGGAGGCGCGCGCCGAGATCAAGAGCATCCGCGCGAAGGCGGAGCGGGCGCTGTCGAGCGCGCAGGGCGCGTACCAGGAGGTCGCGGACCAGCGGCCATCGCGGAAGCGGCGGGAGACGAAGGGGCGCGCGGCGCTGCTGGAGATCATCGGAAGGAGCAACGCATGAGCAAGGCGAAATACAGCAAGCCGATGTCGATGGGCGAGGCCGCGCGGCTGGTGGGGTTCACGGGGAAACACTCGGCCCAGCGGATGCGACGCTACCTCCGAGCGCGCGAGCAGCAGCAGATGGAAGCGATCCTCGTCCCGTCGTCGAACGGCGTGCGCCCGAAGGTGTACGTCACCGAGTCGCGGCTCCGGCACCACTGCCCCGAGCTGTTCAACCGTCGCGACGAGGGCATGGCCGTGCTGGGCGAGGGGCTGAGCCTGGTGAACGAGCAGATGGCCGCGCTTCGGCACCGCGTGCGGATGCTGGAAACGAAGCTGATCCGCGCCGGCATCGGGACCGAGTGATTGCGTCAGATGACGTCAGATAGCGTCACGAGCGACCCATAGGGTGAGCCTCCTGCGCCGTGGGTCTCCTGGGCGCGACGGATGCGGGAGTCCGCGACCGCACCGATCTGGGGCTTGCTCTCGGGACGGGACTTCGACCCGGACGGATGGCGCTGCCTCGAAGTCTGGCGGCGTCGATGGCTTGGGTAGGACGGAGCACGCGCGAGACGAAATGGACGCCGCTCGGGCGCAGATCATCGCCGACGCGGCGGAGATCCCCGGAGTCTGCGGCGTCCTCGACAAGCGAAACAGGCTGACCCGGCAGACGTGGGCGGAGCCGCACTGGATGACCAGCGATGGCCAGCGGGTGACGGTGACGCGGTACCACGCCGAGGAGTACGCGGACTGCTGGGTGGTCACGGTGGACGAGCATCGGCTGCGGATTGACCGGCTGGTGCCTGCGCAGGGTGATTGACGAGTGGCGATGATTGCGCTTCCGCCGGGCGACGGGGTCGACGACGAGCCGGAGGATGTGGCGATCTCAGCGCGCGAGGCCGAGACGATGCCGGCTCGGGTGATGTTCGTGCGCGAGCTGATGCTGGCCGACCGCTGGCACAAGCGCCTTCTCCCGGTTCTGGCTGGAACATGGGGCCTCTCCGAGGGCCACGTGCGCCACATCAGCGCCGAGGCGTCGAGGGCCAACAAGGCGGCGCTCAACAAGCCGCTCTTGCGGGCGCGCTTCCTCGACAAGCTGGAACGCGCCTACGGGGTAGCAGAGATGGAGCTGGCCTGCGAGCGTGGCAGCCCCGCGAAGGCGTCTGAGGCCATGACCAAGGCCGTTCTCGCGGCTGCGCAGATCAGCGGCGTGGCGACCGAAGAGAAGGCCGTCCCGCACCTGACGATCAACGTCGGTCAGCCGGTGAGTAGCCCCATCATGGATGAGCTGATGGGCGCGGACGAGCCGAAGGCGATCACTGTACATGGCGAACCCGTCCCCGAAGCCGATGCGGCTGTCGTCGTATCAGCGGGAGTGGGTACGCCTTCCGAGGTATCGGACGACGACGACGGGCGAGACGAAGGCGTGGCCGAAGACCCTCCTGAAGGCCCGGAGGATTGGCGGTAGTACCGCGTGCGCCGTTGACGCCGCTAACCTCGCCGCTGGGTACGAGTGGCGCGGCGACACGCTGACCGACGTTCTCCCGATCGACGTCAACGTGGTGAGCGCGACGACCGCGCAGGCCAAGAACGTTCTGGCGGAGATCGGCGACTTCGTCGATCGCGCCAAGGGCCGAGACCCGCGGTACGCCGCGACGGTCAAGGCCACGAGCATCGAGTTTGAGACGGGCGCCACGATTCGCGCGCTGCCGTGCAAGCCGAGTTCGCTGCGCACGTATACGGGCGCGGTCATCTTCGACGAGTTCGCGTTCTACCAGCGCCCCGACGAGGTGTGGGGCGCCGCCAAGAACATTGCGGCCGCGACGCTGAAAGAACCTCGCGGATACCCGCTGATGGCGGTAACGACCCCGTGGACACACGGCGGCTTCCCGCACAAGATTTTCACCGACGATACGCTTGGATTCCAGCGTCAGACCGTCGACATCTACACGGCGAAGGCGGCTGGCTTTCCGATCGACGTGGAGCAGACGCGGGCGGAGTGTGCGCTCGCTGAAATCTTCGCGACGGAGTACGAGTGCCAGTGGCTCAAGGGCGGTGCGTGCTTCTTCGACCCGGAGTTGCTCGTCGGCGCCGAGCGCGAAGAGCTTCCCGAGTCGCTAGCCCGCGAGCCGAGCTTCTACGGAATCGACATCGGGCGCACGAACGACCTGACGTGCATCGTCGAGTGCAAGCGCCTCGGTGACGTGATCTGGATCGTGGGCATCACCGCGCTACGCGGGATGCACATGGATGACCAGCGCGACCGCATCGTGTCGCAGTTGTCGACGGGGAAGCTGGCGCGGTGTCTGATTGACCGCGGCGGCATCGGACGCGACCTGTCCGACCATCTCGAGCGCAAGTGGTCGTCCAAGTGCAAGGGCGTCGACTTCTCGCAGGACAGCAAGGAAGAGCTGGCCGTCACGTTCCGCAAGGAGCTGGAGTCCGGACGCCTTCGCGTTTGGTCCGACGGTGGCGACAACGCCGACCAGGCTCGCGCGCTGCGGATGGAGCTGACCAGCATCAAGGCGAAGGCCGCGAGCGGCGGGAAGCTGTCGTTTGAGACGCCCCGTACGGTGACGGGCCACGGCGACCGTGCGTGGGCGGCGATGCTCGCGGTAGCCGCCGTGACGCGAACGCAGGCGGTCGATGGTGGGAGCGAACGGTCCAAGGCCCGTCTCCTGGCATCCAACCTGGACACGAGCCCCATCGGAATGTGAACGGGCGTCCGCGCCGGGAGCCCCATGGCACTTTCTGACGACGACTTCACCGCCGCGACGCGGGCCGGTCTCGTGATGCGAGACCCGTTCACGCGGGCCCCAGAAGCGCCCGAAGCGCGCAACGCGCCCTGGCCCGTCAATGACCGCTATCCGGTGGTCATCGGCAGCGGCATCACCCTTCAGTACGTCTCGTCGGTCCTGCGCACCTGCACGACTGGCTACCGGCGCGAGTTTGTCGATCTCCTGAACGAGCTTCTCGAGCGCGACACGCACACGCAAGGCGTTCTCACCTCCCGCATCCAGGCCGTTGCTGGCGGGCGCGTCGAGGTGCTGCCAGCAGATTGCGACGACTCGGAGCGCGAAGACGCCGAGGATGTTGCCAAGCAGGTAGAGGCGGCGCTGCGGCGAATCGTCGACCTGCGTGGGGCCATCGGGTCGCTGCTGTGGGCAATCTACTACGGCGTGTCGGCTGTCGAGGTGTCGTGGACCAACGACGGGATGTGGCGTCCGTCGCGGCTGCACTTCATCCACTCGCGACGGCTCAACTTCCCGCATCCTGACTCGTGGGACATTGCGATCTGGGACCAGGGCCAGGTGCGCAGCCTGGACGTCTGGAAGGATCCGACGTCGCGGATGTTCGGAATCAACCCCGCGGACTACCCGGGGAAGTTCATTGTCTTCACGCCGCAGCTTCGCGGCGACTACCCGACGCGCGAGGGCATCGGCCGAAACATCGTCTGGTACATGGCGATGAAGCTCATGGGGATGCGAGGATTCGCGTCCTCTGCCGAGCGATTCGGCAAGCCCTGGGTGCTGGGATACTACGCCACTGGCAACAAGGAATCAGGCCCGCGCGTCGCCAGCAACGACGATATCGAAAGCCTGGACCTAACGGTGCGCGCGCTTGGCGCCGGGACTGCTTCGGCCGCGGCGCTGCCCGACAGCGTCAAGGTGACGATGGAGCGCATCCTGACGGGCGCGAGTGGGGAGAACCCGTTCCACGAGCTCGTCTCGGTGTGCAACGCGGAAATCAGCAAGTCGGTCCTGACGCAGACGCTCACGACCGAGGCCGGCAGCAAAGGAACGCGGGCCCTCGGAGCGGTGCAGGAGCGCGGCGCGATGCGCGTGGCGCAGTCCGATGCCGAGTCGATAGCGGAGTGCCTCCGGTGGCAGCTTGTGGCCACCATCGTCCGCCTCAACTGGCCGGACAAGCTGCACCTGCTTCCGAAGGTCTCGATCATCGTCGAGGACGAGCCGGACCCGAAGAGCCTCGTGGACGTGGCCGCGATCCTTGCTGACCGCGGCGCCCCCGTTGACGCCGACGCGTTGGCGGAGCGCGTGGGCATCCCGCTTGTGTCGCGCGACGCCACCAACGGGCGGCGGCTCGTGCCGCTATCCCCGGTGGCCGTGCGCGACCTCGAGGCGCTGAACGCTGGCGAGAACCTGACTCCAGAGGAGTCAGCGGCGGCACCAGGCGAGCCCCAGGCGGCTCCCGAAGACGAGCAGGACACCAAGGCCGAAGACGCGACGGAAGAGCCCGTCAAGCCGGCTCTGAACTGAGGAAACGACCATGACCAGCACGATCTCCGTTCCCAACCGCCAGACGATCGGCGGCAACACGCAGGCCCTGTGTGACGCCGTGTCCGATCAGTTCGCGGCGGCCGTGGTCGACATCGAAGCGCTGCAGCTCGGCACGACGCTGCCCGCATTCAAGGCCCGTGGCACCCTGACCTCGCTCGCGGCCTACACGACCACGAGCGGCGTCATCACCGCCGACGCCAACGGGGCCATCGGCACGCAGGACGGGCTGACGCTCGTTGCGAACGACGTGGTCGTGATGCCTCCTGGTGTCGCCGTCGCGGCCGCGGAGGCCGGCCCGTGGGTCGTCACCACGGTCGGCACTGCCGGATCCAAGTTCGTGCTCACCCGCCCGACGTGGTGGCCGCACGCTGGCACCGTCGGCGCTGGGCAGACCGTCGACGTCGCCGCTGGGACCACGTTCGCGGGCACGCGCTGGAAGGTCTACGCGACCGCCGCGATCACCGTCGGGACCACGGACCCTTCGTTCTACCCCGAGAAGGTCAACCTCGCCGCAACGCTCGTGGCGGGACACAAGGCCATCACCAGCGTTCCGATTCGATCGGCGACGCTGACCAACTATACGATCGTCCGCAAGACGGCGAACACGTGCGCGGCCACGGACGGTGGCTATCACCCGCTGTCGATCACGGCGGGCGGACTCGGAACGGCGACGGTGGACATCACCGCGTGCGTCCTCGCTGGCACCATCAACGTCGCCGACGTGTCGACGATGATCGTCACGATCCACAACTGAGGCCGCTAGATGGCCTACATCATCGACGGCACGCTGACGCCTGGTCTCTGGACCAAGGCCCGGTCAGCCACCGCCATCATCGCTGCTGACAACGCGACGCTGTCCGATGCGAACTACCCGACGACCGTTAGCCCGACGACGGGCGGGCCGATCGACTGCACAGGGTGGGACACCATCCTTGTCAAGGTGAACATCACTGCTGGCACCGGGCCGTCGATGACACTCGAGGCGCTGTTTCGCGACGGGCAGGCCGCAGACGAAGCGCGGTGGGCGCGGCGCGTGAACGGCTCTGGAGCCATCACAACTCCGGCCCTGGTCTCCGATGCCTCCGAAGCTGAGCTGTACGTCGATGGCTGGCCCCTCGTGTTCCTACGCGTAAGCGCGGTGGCTAACGCGACCAGCACGACGGCCTGGAAGATCTTCGCGCGACCGGGCCGACGCTCGGTGCCGCGCCCTCTCGTGGGGTTGTGACCATGACCGTTACCAAGATGGACCTGGGCACCGCCGACGTGCACCAGCCGGGATCGGTGGAGCCCAACCGAAAGGCGCGGCGGAAGGCGGCCAAGATGAAGGGCACCAAGGGCGCGCGTCGCGGGATGCGCTTGACCATCGATCACCCGCAACACGGGCGCTTCGAGATTCGGCACATGAACGACGGCTCGGCGTGGGGCCAAGGCGATGGCGTGGAGATCGACTCCGCGCTGCTGGCCGACAAGGGCTCGCCCGCTGTCTGGATCCAGCTGGCCAAGGTCGGCCACTTCCGTGGCCACGCGGCCGGCGAGTTCTCGCTGACGCCGCAGACGTTCACGGAGATCGTCGCGAACTTCCGCGCCACGGCGAACCGCCGCATCCCGATCGACTTCGAGCACGCGTCCGAGCAGGACCCGACCGAGGGAAGCATTCCCGTTGCCGGCGCTCCCGCGCAGGGCTGGATCGTCGACCTCGACAACCGCGGCGAAGGCGGCTTGTGGGGCCTCGTCGAGTGGGGCGCACTCGCCCGCGAATACATCAAGGCGGGGCAGTATCGGTTCTTCTCTCCGGCCATCCGGTTCGGTGCCAAGGACCGCGTGACGGGCAAGCCGGTGGGCGCCCGCATGACGAGTGGTGCGCTCACGAATAACCCATTCCTCGACGGCCTGAAGCCGCTGGCCGCGAAGGACGCCGGAGAGGCGCCGTTGACGCTCTCGTCCTACTCCACGCACGAGTACATGCCGCGCATCAAGGCGGCGCTGTCCATGCACCCGCTGGCCTCCGCCGCGGCGTGCAAGTCGTGCCTTTCCGACCTTCGCGACATGGTCGCACGCGGCGGCGCTGGCACCGTGGACGGCGTCGATCTGATGAATCACCTGGGGCCGCTTCGGTCCCTGGCGAACCTGCCGGCTCACGCGACGTGGCCCGAGATCATCGACGTGATCGAGGCGCTGATCGACGCGGCAATGGACCAGCACCTGGAAGAGATGCACCCGGCCGATTCCGAAGAGGAAGAGGACGAGGAAGAGGAAGCCGAGATGGCTGACACCCCCGCGGCCGGCGGCCAGCCGATTGCCGCCAACGAGACTCAAGGCGCGAAGAGCGCGACGGAGAAAACCCCCATGTCCAATCCCGACGAAGTGACTGCACTTTCGGCGCGCGTTGCGGACCTCGAGAAGGACAAGGCGGGCATCAACGCCAAGGCCCTCCGCTTCGAGGCCGAGAACGCTGCGCTCTCCACCAACCTCTCCGACGCCGAGGCGAAGATCGCCAAGCTCGAGAGCGAGAACCGTGCGCTCCGCGACACCCACGCGAAGTGGGAATCGCAGGCGGCCGAGCACGACGTCGACGAGGCCATCGCGAACGCGAAGGGGACCAAGTTCGAGGGCGTGTTCTGCTCGGATCGCCGGTCCACGCTGGTCGATTGGCGCAAGTCGCAGCCCGCGATCTTCGCCGCGTCCGTTCCCCCGAAGGTGGACGCCGACAAGCGCCACCTGATGCGCGACATCGCCACGGGCCCGGGGCGCGACGCTCCGCAGGCCCAGGCGCGCGAGACCTTCCCCGCGACGGTCCAGCGCCTGATGTCCGAAGAGAAGCTCTCCTACGAGGCCGCCTTCAACAAGGCCAATCGCCTCCGAAAGGCGGTCTGAACCATGGCAACCGATTTCCAGTACGGCCGGTCGCCCGTCGTCGGCGGTGAGTACGGCGTCAAGTCGTACAGCACCACGCTTGCGGCGGCCCTCGTCGTTAAGCTCGACACCAGCAACAAGGAGTCGGGCGCGAGCCCGGCCGGCGTCGTCGTCACCGCGGCCTCCACGGACATGCCCCTCGGCGTAACCGTCGAGTCGTTCGCGTCGGGCGGCACGGGGCGCGTGCAGTGCTACGGCATTGCCGTTTGCACTGCGGGCGCTGCCATCACCGCAGGTGATGTCGTGATGCCGACGAGCTCGGGCAAGGTCATCACCCAGACCTCGGCGAAGCCGCAGGTGGGAATCGCTCTCCACGACGCGGCTGCCGACGGCGATCCGGTGCGCGTGCTCCTTCAGATCGCGAAGAACGCCTTACGGCGCCGGAGACCACAACATGGCACCCAAGAACGTCGTCCGCCTTTCGGACTCCGACAAGGATTTCCCGGGCGGGATGCTGGACCTCACCGACGGTCGCGTTTTCGACGCAGCCGGCAACACCATCGGCCGCATGACGCCAGTGGACGAGGACATGTCGGCTCTGGCCGACTACACCGCCTCGCTCGCGTATAGCGAGATGGCGAAGCAGGCCCGCCGGCCGGTCACCATGCGTGACGGCTTCGGCGGCGAGCGGCTGGTCGCGATGGATCTCGGCACGTCCGACGTCCACCAGGCCGCGCCGCTCTCCAACTACGCCGCGGGCTATCAGCTCAGCGACGGCGTGGCCGACATCGCGTGTCCCGTCCTCGTCGTCGGTAAGGACACGGACAAGTACTACACGTGGGACAAGGAGAACGCGTTCAAGCGCGTTCAGCCCACGAGCGGCGCAAACGGCGGCGCGGTGCCCGAGGTCAATCCGACCCTGAGCAACACGAGCTACCAGACCGTGCCGTACGCTCTCGGCGCGTTCCTGCCGACCGAGACCATCGCAAACGCGGATTCCCCCCTGCGTCCGGAGATGGCGGCGGTCAAGCGCGTGATGAACGCCCTTCGCCTTGAGCGCGAGATCCGCGTCGCCACGCTGCTCACCACGAGCGGCAACTGGGATTCGACGCTGTACACGAACCTCGGCGCCACGGCGAAGTGGAACGGCGGCAGCACGTCGGATCCGATCAAGGATCTGCACACCATCATCGAGAACTCCTACATGCCCGTCACTGGCATCGTGTGGAGCGAGCGGGTGGAGCACGACTTCGTTCGCAACGCGCAGGTGCAGAAGTACCTGTACGCCAAGGACGGCCCCGCGCCGACGCCGTCGGGGATGGAGCTGTCGAGCATCTTCAAGCTTCCGCCGATCCACACGGCGAAGATGAAGTACATCGCGAGCTCGGCGCTCACGTACGTCTGGGGCAACAGCGTCGTGCTGCTGCACCAGCCTCCGTCGATTCCCCCGCAGGACCAGGAGGACGTCGCCACCGCGCTCACGTTCCGCTGGAACGGCGGGCAGACGTCGGACGGCTCGATGGTCTCGGGCTGGCTCGTGCGGAAGTTCTTCATGCAGGACCGCGGCGGGCGCGGCGGCCAGAAGCTCGTCGTCGTCCACAACGACGTCGAGAAGATGACCAGCGCGTACGTCGGCGGCCTCATCGCTGGGGCGCACCAGTGAGCGAGAAGGGCAAGGCGCCGGCATCGGCCGGCGCTGCCCCCGCTCCGGCTCCCGAGCCGCAGGCCGAGGTGTTCGTGGCGCTGTGCCGTGTCGCTTGCGCAGGCAAGGACGGACGGCGCCTCGACATCGAGGCAGGCGACGTCGTGGAGGCTTGCGACGAGGACATGCTCTCGCTCCTCGAGACGGGCGCGATCGAAAAGCGGAAGTGAATGGCGTACGTCGCGCTATCGGACATTGAAGACGCCGTGGGCGCGTCCGCCGTTCTCGCTTGCTTCGATGACGATAACGACGGCGTGGCCGACGCTACGCCCGTAGCGGCCGTCATCGCTCGCGCTGGCGCATGGGTCGACTCGTACATGTCCCGGGCCTACCCAGGCACGTACCCGCTCGCCACAACGCCCGCAGAGGTCAAGGAAGCGGCCCTCTTCCACGCCATCGCGCGCATGTACGACCGGAAGCCGGAGTACGTCCGTACGACGGGAGACGGCGCACGCGTCAACTATCGAGAGATGGGCGACGCGCTCCTGCGGAACCTCGTCGCTGGCGTCCAGGCCATCACGGAGACGACGCCCGCGCAAGGCCACGGTCCAGCGGGCGGCATCGTCACCACGACGGGGCCGCGCCTGATGATCGATTCGCCAGACGGCACGAGTAACGGGGGCGACTTCTGATGTACTCGATCCGCGCCACCATCGAGCCGCTCCTGCGCTTCGGGCGCACCGTCGAGCGCCTTTCCGATAAGGCCGCTGCCGATACGGCGATGGCCACGTTGCGGCGCCTGCGGAAGGGCACGTACTGGAAGAGCCGCACCGGCGCGCTCTCCAGGTCGTTCGCCCGCGAGAAGAAGGGCACCGCGTTCTACGTGGTGGCATCCAGTAGCCCCGTGGCGGCGTTTCTCGACAAGGGCACGCGTGCCCATACCATCGAGGCGAAGAACGCCAAGGCGTTGCGGTTCCGCGCCAACGGTAGCATCCGCTTCGCGAAGCGCGTTCACCACCCAGGCACGAAGGCCATCTACTTCGAGGCCATGGAGCAGGTCGTCGGCTCCGCCGCGCTCGCCGCCGCGGCTGAGGCTGCAGTCCAGCGCGCCGCCGCGGGGGCGTGATGGGCATCATCTTCGGCGGGATCCGATTCCCGCTCTCAGCGGCCACGCCGACGGTCAACGTCGCCGACCCGTGGCTCGCGCGGGCGCTGCCGTTCTGGCAGCAGTGCATCAAGACGTACATCGCGGACGCGTACCAAGCTGCCTACCCCGGTAGCAAAACGGGCCCGTGCGCGAAGACGGTGTCATGCGACCCTGTTCCGTTTCTGGATACGGTGGTCCTGCCGGCGCCGTTGCTCGCGGTTTTTCCGACCGGCGGCAGCATGGCGCGGCAGACGTTGGAGCGTGACCAGATCACGACAGACTACCGCGTTTGCTACGTGCTCCCAGCGGCCACGTTCGACACGCTCGACCGCGTTACGCCGCTCCTGTGGGCCGTCTACGTGCTGCTCGTGGGCGTGACAGAGAAGCAATCCGACGACAGCTACCAGAGTGGCGCCCGCGTCTGGCACGAAGCCGGAACGGATGACGTCGTCTGGCAGGACTACGAGATCGGGTTTCTCGAGGACGAGAAGCGCGCCGGGCACTTCATGCCGGCTCTGATGGCCACGGTTCGCGTGCGCATCGGCGACGAATACGACGACACGGACGCAACGGCGTTCGCTGGCCACAACGCGGCCGTCGGGATTGGCGACAACATCGCCGGAATCCTGGACGACGCGATCGAAATCGAAACGACCGTCTGACCAAGACGGCACGGAGACAACCAATGGCGAAGATTTTCGAGCTGCGGCTTCGCGGCGTCGAGGGCGTCGACGTGCCCAATCCGTTCACGGGCGGTCGCGGGCGAGTCGGCAAGAGCTACGACGCGGACGCGGAGGCGTGGAAGCTGACCGGCGACGACGTGCTGCGCGTCAGCAAGTCGGAACTGGCCGCGCATCGCAAGAGCCTCGTCGATGCCATCTCGCTCGGCGAGCTCGTGGCCTGCGACAAGGCCACCGCAGACGTACTCGGCGTGCCGTTCAAGGCAGCGCCGATTCCCCCCAAGGCAAAGGGCGAGGGCTGATCCATGACCGTCAACATTCCCCTTACGGGCATCGATCCGACGTCCCCCATTCCCGGCAGCTATGCCGAGTTCAAGGTCGCGCAGGGCGACTCCAGCGGTCAGGGCGGGCCGACCAAGCTACTAATCCTCGCACCGAAGACCTCGGCGGGGACGCTCACCGTCGACACGCAGATCGGCGGGCCGTACACGCTGGCCAGCGATGTCATCACCGCGACGGGCGCAGGCTCGCCCGCGCATCGCATGTGGCGGAAGTTCTTCGCCACGGCACCGGCCAGCCAGGTCCAGGTCTACATCCTGTGTCCCACGGCGGCGACGGGCACGGCGGCCATCGACGAGGTCACCTTCGCGTTCACCACGGGTTCCAACCCGACGGCGGCCGGCGTCGCCACGGTGACGATCTGCGGCGTGCCGTGCTCGTACGCATACAACACGAGCGACACGGCCACGACCATCGCGGCGGGCGTCAAGAACGCCATCAATCAGCACACGGAGCTTCCGGTCACCGCGACCAACGCAAGCGGCGTGCTGACCATCACCGGCAAGATCACCGGAACGGAACTGAACAGCATCCGCTTCCGCGCGTCGGTCACCGCGTCCACCAACGTCACCGCGACGGTGTCCGCGGACACGGCGATCGGGACCTCGGGAGCGGGTGCAGGCGCTGCCATCGGAACGGGCACCATCTCGCTCACGGCGGCGCTGGCGACGATGCTCGGCACCAAGTTCGACTACATCGTGTCGCACGTCCAGGAGTCCGCTCCGATGGACGCGGTCATGGACCAGGTCGAGACGCAGGCGCTGCCGGCGACCGGCTTCCTCCAGCAGGTCATCTTCGGATCGGCTCTGTCCGTGTCGGCGGCGACCACGCTGGCGTCCGGAAGCTCTCTCAACCGCTTCCAGGGCCAGCTGGTGCAGCAGAAGGAATCGCCGGAAGAGCACTACCTGCTCGCCGCTGATGCGGCTGCGGTGCGGACGCTGTTCGAGATCCCCGACCCCTCGTACAACTTCAACATGTACGGTACCAAGCCGGGACAGGTGAACCCGTTCTCGGCGCCGTACAACGCGTCGGCGGCACCCACCACGTCCGAGATCACGTCGATGCTGTCCAACGGCGTGACGCCCATCGCGGTGGCTCCCAACGGAACGGCGTGCATCGAGCGCAGCATCACCACGCGGTGCAAGGACGGCAGCGGGAACTACGACTACCGCGCGCGCAACACCAACATCGTCACCACGGGCATCCGGTTCACGAACCAGCTTCGCACCATCCTGGCGCAGCGGTCGTGGACGAAGATCACCGAGGACCCGGCGGACACCACGGGCAAGCAGCCGGACGCCCTGTTCGCCACCCCGAAGCGCGTCAAGAGCACGGTGGAAACGCTGGTTCGCGACTACGTCGACGCCGGATGGCTGGACCCCGCGAAGGAGTCCACCATCATCGCGAGCATCGTCACGGGCGTGAACAGCGTGTCCGCCAACCGCATGGACACGTCGCTCCCGCTGTTCTCGGCCGTCTGGCTGAACGCGTACGCAACGCTGGTGAACGAGTCCTCGCCGTCGCTCTGATCGCAATCGCGCGGCGCATTCGCTCGCGCTTCTGACTGGCCCTGGCGGGCGCGTTTTCCCTCCCTCGAACGCACCGCCAGGGCCTTCTTTTTACCCAAAGACGAGGCCGTCATGGCTCTGCAAAAGTTCGAAAAGGGCGCCATCTTCGTGGACGGCGCGCTGGTGGCCATGGCCACGTCCTGCTCGCTCGATCACGACCCGAAGCTCAACCCAATCGAGACGATGCAGCTCGGCTTCGCCGGCGTCTCTCCCGGGTCCGAGATGACCACGCTGGAGCTCGCGAGCGCCGTGCCCGTCGCGGGCATGGAGATCGACTTCCTCGACAAGATGCAGAGCATCAAGGTCGTGGAGGTGACGCTCTTCGCGCACTC